CAACTACCCGCCGGACGTAGCTACCTTCGATTTTTTCGCCGCAGAGGGCGCACAAAAGCATGTAAGCCTCCATTCCCCCGCCAAAACAAAAGAGCACCCCTCAGAGAGGCTAAAAATGGCCTTCTCGTCAAAGTGCACCCTACCCCGTCATCCCTAATTTGCGCCGGAAGTCTTCGAAGTCTCTATTGACTATTTTTGACCACTTGAGTAGCCCGTACTCTCTAATCTTCCTCTCATGCCACGGCAGTTCACTTTTCGGGAGCGGGCGAAAGGTTGTAAGGCTTCGAGGTTGCTCCAGGATGAAATAGAGCCACGTCCTGTTGTCCTGCCGTTGTCTTCCCACGTCCCCACCCTTCCGCTGCGACAATCGCCAAAGGGTGCATCCAACTTGTGAGCTTGAAAGCCCGGTAAGCTGCACCACCTGGCTCGTGGTGGCGGGCTTGCCTATTTCGTTTAAGGCCCAGATGATGCGCTCGGTGAAAGAGAGTGAGGTGTCTTTACCCAGCATCGCTTTCTCCGGAGGCTAAAGAGTATTCGTACACCAGAGAGCCCCGTACTGTTTGGCCCGGCTCCCTTGTCGCCAATCCTTCTCTCCAGAGGGAGCGTAAGGCTGTCGATGCTTTTGTGGGGCCTGTTACTCCAGCCATTCCAAGGCGTTCTGCAACCATTCGCCCCGTTACGGCTCCTCCGGACTCTTCCAAAATTTCCAACGCCCGCACTTGCAATGAGGGCCGCTTAGGAACTTTTGGAATCTCCACGTGCCCGCCACACTCCATGCAGGAATATAGCTTCGTCCCATCAATTTCCACCAAGAGGCTTTCTTCGCCAGCGGAAACATCCTTCTTGCACCAAAGGCAGGTGTACGCTTTTGGCGCTGGTAGCTTTGTTATAGTCGTCAAAACAACCTCCTTTGCCGCTCCTCCATCTCCTTTTGTGCGGCGGCTATCTCAACATCCAAGGCGAGAATCTGTTCTTTGATTTTTTTCTGGAAAGACTCCACGTAGGTGTGGCGTAGCTGCTCCAGGAGGGATTGTCTCTTTTTGCGGAGGCTATCCATGCAGGGGCTCCGGCTCACGAGTGTTCGATTCTTCGAGGGCTTCACGAACTTGCGCCAGGAGTTCGGGGTCACGGCTTTTAAGATAAATCGTCTCTGAGCCTTCGCTGAATCCGGCCCCATTCCATCCAATCGTAAAATTTCCTCTTCCGTGGCGTGGTATCGTCACACGGAGCTTGATATTCCTCCAAAGAACTCCCCCTCTTCCCTCGTTTGCTTTTCGTGAAACATAAAGGCCCCACTCGAAGCCATCTTTTCCTTTCACATTTTTAACAAATTCAAAATCATCCTCCGAAGGAATCTTTCCCACTCGATGCCCTTTTCTTCTTCCCATTAACTTTCTCCTTTCATTTGTCCGCCCGGACAATCCGGACACCCGGACACTCCTATGGAGTAGTGTCCGTGTCCGTCCGGATTTGCCCCAAAACGGGACATTGGACAGGACACGATTTTTTTAATAATTGTCCGTGTCCGCTTTTTGCCTAAATCGGAACAAAGCCGGACATGTCCGGGGCGTGTCCGGAAATGTCCAACTAAAAAGAAGAACAATTCTTTGCAATTTACTACAACTCCCCAAGCATTTTTTTACGCAACGTCTCTACGATGCAGAGGGTCTCTATCTTATCTTTTGGAAAATACCTGTCATGTTCAACCCGAAGTACGCCTTTTTGCACGAGTCCTTCTCGTGCCCTGTCGAAAGCCTTTCTCTTGGCTTCTGTTGATGGAGCCGTGGAAATTTTGTAGTATTCCTCTCTCCAGTCTTCAAGCCCCACTCCGCGAAACTCCCCTGCCAGAAGCTGACCCCGCTCTTCCGCTACGGCTCGATATGACTCCATGCCGTATCGTTGCCCGTCGGTTAGGTTCTTTTTTGTTGAACCCTTCGGCTGGCTTGACTCCCGAAGCACAAGCGTTGTTACCGCTTCTCCGTCCTCGTCGAACCACCCAGGCACCTCTATTTCGTCCGAACTCATCCACGTATCCGGCGCAAGCTCTGCATCCTTGTTTTTCGTCTGCTTTATCTGCATGGCAGCCATGCTCTCGCTGGTGACTCTGATTTCTATGTCCTGGGCTCCCTTCCAGGAGGAAGAGCCTCGGGCTCTGCCCTGAGCGTCAGGATTCACCCCTGTGTGGTGCACCAGGAGCACGGAACAGTCAAACTCACGCATTAAAATTGAACATGCGTCAAGCATTGTTTTAGCGTCTTGTGCGCTGTTTTCATCTCCATGGAGGAATCTGTGGAGCGTATCTACCACGATAAGCACCACTTCGGCGTTGGTTTGTCGGATATTGGAGACTGTTTTTTGCAAGCCATCTGGAGTGTTCAGGTCGCACCCGTCCCGGCTGATGAAAGCGTCCAGGTGCTCTATTTCGTGGTGGTGCTTCCATCCCGCCATTCGTGCTTTGAGCCCGTGGTGGCCTTCTCCGGCAAGGTAAATAACTGTTCCGTGACGCACCTTGAAGCCGCACCAGTCGCCTATTTCGCCGTCCGAAGCTATCCGGAGGGCCATGTCCAGAGCGACAAAGGTTTTTCCGGAGCCCGAAGGCCCGAACATCATCATGCAAGCGTTCGCCCGAAGCCATTTTTTGACAAGCCATTTCACCGGGTCAGGCTTCTTCACGAACTGGTCAGCCGGTATCAACCACGAAAGAGGTTCCGGCTCCAGGAGTGCGGACACGTCGCCGCCAGCCTGGGCGTAGTCGTTTATGTCGCCTTCGTTTGGGGGGATGATTGCCTGCCCCCCAACCTGTGAAGCTGCGTCCCGGGCGGAGGTCTGTCCGACTCCCGAAGCGTCATTGTCACCAATCACGATAATTTCGACGGTAGAATGTTTTTCCCGGACTGCCCGGGCGACTCGTGCCAGGTTCCCGGCGTTAAAGGCTACAAAAGTTGTTGTCCCTGTAACTTCAAAGGCTGTTGCTGCTGTGGCGTATCCCTCCGCAATGTAGGCCCTTTTGGTGGGCTCCTGCCCGAGTTGGAAGGAACCGCCCTTTACCTCGCCTCCGGAATGGAACCGCTTCTGCCCGGAGGAGTCGATGTACTGGAGCGTTCGGATCTCGTTGTTCGGTTGGAAAACGGGCACAATTAAGCGCCCGTCTCCCGTAGTCTTTATTCCGTGAGGCTTCACGCCTTTGCGCTTCAGGTATGGGTGGTCGGGGCTTGCGTCCGTGGCCCCTTCCCAAATCTCCGAAACCGTGGCGGCCACCACGTCGTGCTTCTTCGCCTCCTCCGCTTCCCGCTGCTTCTGTGCCTTCTTTTGGAGTTCTTTTATCTGTGTGCGCTCAATGGGTGTCATCTCCCGTGACACCCTAGCGCACCAGTTTTGATTGATGGAAGTTTTCCAGTCGCCAAAAGCCCCGGCGGGAACGTCCCCAGGGAAGGCTACGTACCAGCCGCTCTTATTTCCATGTGCCCCGTCCGGGTTGAACCGGTGGATTGCTCCGTCAAGGGCTATTTCTGGAGGCGGCTCCATCCCTGCGTCTTCCATAGCTTGCCTCAACTGCTCCTCTGGGGAGCCGAGGTCGTTCCCCCGCTCCATCCAGGAATTGTTCAAAATCAAACTCAAGTCTGCCAAGACTTCACCTCCTCTAGTCGTTGCTCCGCCTCCTGAATTGCCTCATCCATTCCCTTTGCCACCACCGCTTTGTGTCCGATGCTGTTCAGGTACTCCATCCAGTCTTTTTGCTCCGAACTCACCACGCCTCCCTTTCGGCGCTTAAGCTCCAGCCAAAAGGCCCAGGCAGGAACATGGAGATCCGGAACACCTGCGGAAACGCCCTCCGCTTTCAATCGTCCTGCCGTTGATTTCCCCCGAGCGCCGCCGTTTGGGATTGCAAAGATTCGCACTCCCGGGAATCGGCGCCGAAACCATTGAATAAAGGCCCGTTGCTCCTCATGCTCCGTCGGCACTCGGCCATCCTCTGTACGTAATGCGGCGAAACTTGCCGTCTTTTTTGTGCTTGATTTTCTCGGGCGGGCTTGCAGCGTTCATCACCTCCGCAGCTTCTGCTATGTTTTTCGTCCGGGCAAGGTCGGCCCCGGACTGTTGAGCGAGGAAAGAAAGCAACCGGTTCGCCTTTTGTCCTGCATATCCGTCGTGTAGCACCGTCAGATACTCCACCACTGGAGAGTCTGAAAGGGCTCCGTAGTATGTCACTCGGAGCATGGATTTCCCGGAGTTTCGGGAAACGTATACCCACCACCGCCAATCCGAAACTTCCATCTCCTCCTCGTCAAGTCCCATAATGTCGTCGTTATGGAGCTTGATTTTCCGTGGTGGAGCCTCCGGGAAAGGGGCCTCGCAAGCCGGGCAGAACTTAGCCGAAATGTGGCACAGCTCGTGGCACTGCTCGCACACTTTTACCGGAGCCTCACCGTTCCCCTTACCCTTCTTGGAAGGCGGCTCCACTGCGGTAATCGGCCCGTGCATGGCGACGATTCCGGCGAAATCCAGCACCAGGCAGTGGTCTGTGTGGGACTTGATGCGCATTCCGCGCCCGGCCATCTGAACGTAACGCCCTGGGCTCATGGTGGGGCGGCAAAAGGCGATAACGTCTATGTCTGGGTAGTCGAATCCTGTGGAAAGTACCGAGTTGTTTGTAATCGCCCTAATCTTCCCCGCCTTGAACTCCTCAAGAATTCGTGTCCGCTCTTCCTGGGGAGTCTCGCCCGTCACTGTCTCCGCTGCTATGCCGTTCTCCCGGAGAATGTCCCGCATGGCGTAGGAATGGTCTACTCCTGCACAGAAAAAAAGCCACGCCTTGCGTTCTCCTGCAAGGCGTATGGTCTCCGCTACGATTGCTCTGTTTTGCTCCTCTTTGTTGACGGCTTTTTGCAAGTCTCGCTCCACGTACTCGCCACCACGTTTTTTCACTCCCTCGGTACTGAGCAAGGAAGCCGGGAGCTTAGAGCGAAGAGGGGCCAAGAAGCCCCGTTCCACAAGCTCCTCGATGGTGACGGAGTCTATGAGCGCATCAAAAAGGGCCTCATCATCCGTAATGAGGCCATGCCCGAGTCGGTACGGCGTGGCTGTCAACCCGATAACTCGCAAGTCCGGGTTGATTGCCGTGAGGTCATCTATCAGGCGGCGATACATCCCCTCCGCTTTGTGGTTAATAAGGTGCGCCTCGTCAACAACAACAAGCGAGATATACCCGAACATGTCCGCTTTTTTATGCACCGACTGGATGCCAGCCACCGTTATCTGGCCTGTTTCCCTCATGCCAAGCCCCGCCGAATAGATGCCAAGCGGGGCTTCCGGCCATGCCAGGAGAATCTTTTCAGCATCCTGTTGGAGAAGTTCTTGAACGTGGGAGAGGATGAGTATCTTTGTGTCGGGCCAGTTCGTCAGAGCGTCCATGCAAAGCCCGGCGATAATGTGGGATTTTCCCGCTCCCGTAGGGGCCACAATGCAAGGGTTCCCGGACTCGTTCCTCCGGAACCATTCGTACAGAAGATCAAGGGCTCTCTTCTGGTAGTCCCTTAAAATGGGATAGCCTCCTCTTCTCCAAAGGAATCTTCCGGAAGGTACAGAAGTTCCTGAGAAGAAAAGACGTTTGCGTCCGGCTCCCCATTCATCACTCGCTGCCCGTTGATGATATAGGCGGCGTAGAATCCGTTCTCGTCGCCTCCGTCCCACTTCCAAGGCACGAGATCCGGATGGAGCGCATGAGAAGCACAGCCCTTGTATTGCTCCCCAACTGGAATCACCGCATTGCCCCAACGTGCGCATGTCCAGGTGCTGTCATGTAGAGGCGTAGAATGTGCGCAGGTACGACAATTCACCTGTGACGTTTTGTGATGCTCGTGACAAAAATCATGAGCAGCGCAAAACTTGCACTGCCACCATGAAGGGTCAGCGGAAAGCGGTTCGGGCATGCGCTCCGTCAGGGCGATTTGTTGCCCTCGTTGGATAATCTGCTCTGCCGCAGCCTTATCAAACCGTACCCGTTCGGAGTAAATTTCGTCGTTGTCTTTACATACCGCCACGTACAATGCCCGTTCAATTCCGGTTCCCAGCATATACGCCTGCATTTGGGCGTAGTGTTGCGGCTTCGCCTCCAGCACGCCCTTGCTCTTCAAGTCGTTGAAGCTCTTCAAGGAGTGTGTTTTGAATTCTGCCACATGGCGTGTCTTCTCTGCCCCGGGAACGCCACCTTCAATAATCCCATCCAGAGAGCCGGAGACGTGAGAGCCGAAATCTACCCGGCTCTGTTCTCCTCCCGTAGAGTGGATTTCAATTCCAATTGCCCGAAGCCATGAAACTATGGCTTCCTCTTCCTTCTGGCCTCTCTCGAAAAGCCGTAAAATCCTGCCAGGGAACCGCTCGACAACCGCCCAGCGAAAAGACAACCAGAGCCACCTATCACAGGGATGCCCCAAAAGGGAAGCCCCGAGATGCGGGCGGGGCCTCCCCTGGTCTTTTTCGTAATGAGCGTCTATCAATCCCTGGAGGGTATTGTTCGGTTCAGGGATTGCAGCCATGTCCTACTCCCCGGAAGCCTTCCGGTTCGCCCAAGGAGGCGTAGCCTGTCCGGTTGCTACGGGCTGTGCCGGGGCCGGCGCCGCCTTCTGGAAAGGAGTCGTTGCAGCGTCGCCATGGAGGGGAAGAACCCGTTTCACGTCGTTCTGGTCGTCGTATCCCTCCTGCTTTCGAACAACAACTTTGATTTTTGCGTGGCCTCCCACAAGCTGGTCAGTATCCGTAATTTTCCCGGTGAGGCCGATAGCATCGGCCATTTCCCGGAGCTGCTTTTGTCCGATCTCCTCTGCCATGGGGTTCTGGTTCTGGATGTTCAGATTCTGCCAAACCACCCGGCCCTGATGCGTCGGCCCGGTAATGTCCCACCGGAGCCGGATATACTTACCGGTGCCGCTCTTGGTGGTCTTCAAATCTGCTTGGGTCGTCTTTGCGTCGTACGTTCCTTCGGGGATAACGTCGAAAGAATCTGCTACGGGAAGTTCCTCAAGAATAATCGCTCTCTCTAAAAGTGCCATAATTTATGCCTCCTGTTCGATAGTTACCGAGGGCTTCCCCGGTGCCGTAGTGATAGCTGCGCTCAAAACTCGTGTTACCTGCTCCTCCGCTGAATCCCATGCCTTCTTGTCAATCTCAGGCTTCCAGCGGAAAAGCTCTTGCAGGTACGAAAAAAGGCCGTGCTGTTCTGCCACGGCCTGAAGCTTCTCTCCATCTACTTTCCTGCGAAAACTGCGGGAAATCCTAACCTTGAACCCTTGGGGCTTGAACGTCTTGGAGCCTTCGAACTGCTCTCCAATTTCTGCCATCTCCACGAGTTCCTTTTCAATCTGGAGCCGTCTTCCCTGCGCTTGCCTTTCAGCCTCCTTTGCTTCCAGCCAGTCAGCCGAAAGGCTTTCCATGGTTTTACTCGGAGTCGGAGGCCACGCCATTTTGCACACCTCCAATCTTCCGAATCACGCCCCCAAGGTCGGGGGCCTCCCAAGTGTCGAGCCGCCCGCTCCTATCCTTCGCCGTCCAAACCCCGTCAGGATCTGTCAGGAGCGCCCGGACTGCATTTCCTTCCGAGTCTTTCTCAACCCGGAGAGCCAGAACCTCATCAAAAAAGTAGGGCAACGCTTGCCCTGTCTTGTTGCCGGGCATGGAGGGGTAGTAAAGGATTCGCCCCATTTCGTCTTGTGCCTTCTCGACCTTGGCTGAAAAATACACGTGCCGCCCGGGAATGTCCCGGAACGCCCGTACAAGGTCAGTCATCTGATCCTGCATGGCTCCGTAAGCCTGTCTGGGGTCTTTAGCGGTCTTCTTCTCCGCCGCCAGTACCACTTCTGCAATCTCGCTGATGGAGTCCAGGGCCACGCTTGCAAACTGCTTAGATTCCTCGGAGCCCATAAGCCACTGATACGCCTCCGTCAGGCTCGCCATGTTCCCAATTTCGATGTAGGGGATATCCTCCCCTTGGAGTGAAAGCAGCCCTCCCTCAGCCGAAAGAATCACCGGCGCCGGGAGCGTCTTAATGAGCGTAGTTTTCCCCGCTCCTGCCTGTCCGTAAACCAGCATCTTCACGCCGTTGGCGTGAATGCTTTTAGTGCTTTTCAAATTGATAGCCATGTCAATCCCACCTCCTAATATCCCAATCCGTCACGAAGTCGGCCACGCTGAAGCACTCCCGATGAGCGCCGGGAAAGCGAAAAACCGCCAGCTTCTGGCGGCCCGTCGTCCATTTTTCGAGGGTTCCGCGCTTCTCTCTGGCCGGCGACTTGCCCGATCCACGGCGCTTCGGAATCAACCGATACTCCCCGCCGAGGATGGTGGGGAGATGTTTTTTGTTAACCTTCGAAAGCATCTC